ACGAAGTTACTGGATCTTTAAATATGTTGGGAAACTTTGTCTTATTATCTGGGGTTACAGTTAATTTATTAGGATTTGGAGCTTTTGATGGTAAGTACTTGATAACCAGAGCATCACATGATATTGGTAGCGGTTATACGACAAATATCGATGTAAGAAGGTGTTTAAATGGATACTAATTTTATAAAAAACATAATTCGTATCGGGAGAGTATCTTCTATTGACGTCAATACAAATACTGCAAGAGTAGCTTTTTCTGATAAAGACGATTTGGTATCTGGTAATTTGATGATTGTAAATCGCGGAAGCATGGTTGACAAGGATTACTGGATACCTGATATTGATGAACAAGTTCTGTGCTTAATGATGCCAAATAAAAGTGGACAGGGACTAAATGAGGGTTTTATTCTTGGTTCATTTTTTTCAACAGAAGATGGGCCTCAGGAGCGAAGTGCTGATGTAAGGGCTATAAAATTTGGTGATGGTACTGTCATAAAGCATGATCGAAAATCAGGAAGTTTAACTGTAAATGCTACAGGTGATATTGATATTTCAGCAGGTGGAAGCATAAGCATTAATGGAAACAGAGTTAATATTAATTAGCACTTTTCCATTTCATTGACTAGTTAGAACTATGTTTGATATAATATAGAAAAGACTTTATAATACATAGTTAAAATAAATATAGTAGTATATTTTATTGAAGATGTGGTGTTTATATTGAATGAACAAAAATCTGAGGGCTTGGAAAAAGAAACACAAAAGTGTCCTTTCTCCGGGGCTTTTTTGTCTCCGAATGATAGCCCCACGGCATATGCACATTTGGGTTGGCGTGTTTTTTATACAGGCTGTTCTTGGCTTGTTATTGGTTTAGGTGTGCAGGAAGGAACAAGTTTTTTTAATAATATAGTTTTGGTTTCTTCAGCATTATTCTTTGACTATTTAAAATTTTCCCCTCAAAATGTTACTAGAAAAGTCGTTAGATTTATATCTTTAATTGTAACATTTTTGGGCACGTTTTTTGGTATTGTTGGAATGGCAGGTGTTTTTATCGTTAAGAATATTGAGGGGGTACTGTATTTGATTAATTCTCCTCAACATATTTATGATGGACAAGTTTTATTGCCATTGGCTTTTGTTTGGAAATTTTATAGTATAAATGTATTTTTAACGATTGCAGATTATTTTATGAATGTATCGTTTTTTGAAAAAGAATTTCTTAAAAATTTTCGACCGAGTGAAGGAGGGCATTAAAATGAATATTATAGATTATAATTTTATGATGTTTGTTTTTTATTCATCCATTGTACTTGGAATATATTTAAAAATGAAAGTTTATGGTGTGAAAAATAATAGTGTATTATTATTTAGTTTAATGCCATTTTTCTTGTTATATGTGACTATCTCTGTTGTTAAGACAGTATTTGAGGATGCAGAGAGAGGATTTTGGGGAAAAATGGCAGAGTCTTTAAAAATGGTGAGTTTTTGTATAACGGTTTCTCCTGCGTTGGTTGGCATTATAGCACTGAACCTAAAAAATAAAGAAAAAGAACAAAGGGCAGAAGAAATTAATGCGAATGTTTTGAAAAACGATTTTTCATTAGCAGATATTTTAAGTATAAAGAAAAAATTAATTTCTGACGTGCATATTGCAAGAGGATCAGCATAAAATAAAGAATCGTTGATAAAAGCACCCTTGATTTTAAGGGTGCTTTTTTATATGTTTTTTATGAAAGGAGATGGCTAAATTGCAGGCGACAAGATTAGGTGATACTGATACAGGACATGATGCTTGCCCAGGGACTGTGCTTGTGAGTGCCAGTACGAATGTAATAATTAATGGTAAAGGTGCTGGGCGAGTCGGCGATAGTTATTCTCCGCATGGATGTATTGTGCATCCATCGCATACGGCACATATCATCAGCGGTAGTAGTACGGTTATCATTAATGGTTTGGCTGCAGCTAGGGTTGGGGACTCAATAGATTGTGGTGGAACAGTAGCTACAGGTAGTCCGGATGTTATTATAGGAGGTTAATATGCAAATCGGTTCAATTGGAGATATCCCATTTGTAGTGTCGCATGATTATATTTTGTCAGCAAAAGCTAAAGTTGAAAGCGAAATTTTTACTGCATTAAAGAAGTACGAACCAAGAGTAACAGTGAAACAGGTTGGCTGGTATGCTGATGCAGAAGGAATAATCAGAGCGAAAGTGAAGGTGGTTATGGATGAGACTGAATGATCTGCCTGATATTGAATTTGTCAGTGCTGATGAACAAGAAATATTGGCAGAAATCATAAATTTATACACCTCAATAACTGGAAGGACACTTACACAAGGTGATCCTGTCCGGTTATTTTTATATGTGATTGTATTGATTGTTGTAATGTTATGTAACAAGATTAACTACACCGGGAAGCAAAATCTGTTGCGTTATGCAGAAGGGGCCAATTTGGATCATTTAGGCATACTTGTTGGTGTAGAGCGTATGGGAGAGAAGTCTGCAATTACAACAATGAAAATAACATTATCTGAAGCTCGAAATGTAGCGACGATTATTCCAGCAGGAACACGTGGGACAGCTGGTGATAATGTGTTTTTTGCAATCAATCATGATGTGAGTATTTTGGCTGGAACGATTGAAGCCGAAGCTGCAGCATCTTGTACAGTTGCGGGGACTGTTGGTAATGGCTATTTACCAGGAGAAATCAATAAGATTGTTGATCCTATACCGTATGTGGCAAAGATGGTAAATATAACGACGTCTGAAGGCGGTGCAGATATTGAAACCGATGATTCGTTGAGAGAAGCTATACGTGAAGCTCCTGAAGGATTTTCTGTTGCTGGTCCTGTAGGCGAATATATAAGAATTGCAAAACGTGCGTCTACTTTGATTGTTGATGTATCTGTAACTACGCCAAAACCAGGACAAGTTCTTATTGTCCCGTTGCTTAACGAGGGAGGTATACCAGGTGAAGAAATGCTTAAAATTGTCGAAACTGCGTGTAACGAAAGGTCTGTTAGGCCCCTTACCGATCAAGTGATTGTGAAAGCACCTGATATTGTTAAATTTAATGTTGAAGTGACATATTACATTAACCGAGCAGATGAGGCACAGTCTATTTCTATACAAAGTGGAGTTGCAAAAGCTGTAAATGATTATGTTATATGGCAGAAGTCTAAGTTAGGTAGAGATATCAATCCAGATGAATTGATTAGTCTTATAAAAAAAGCCGGTGCAAAAAGGGTTGTTATAGCATCTCCGAATTTTCAAGTAATTGCGGAAAATAACATAGCGATTGCTGAGAATGTCAGTGTGAAGCTTGGAGGTCTTGAAGATGAATGAGTTGCATAATTTAAACCTCAAGGAACTTCTGCCATCCAGTATAGCTGGGGACGAAACAGTAAGAAATATTTGTGATGCAATTGTAGAGAAATTGCAAATGATAAACGAAAAAGCAAATTTGGTTTTATTGTTGCCACGACTTGATCAATTACCGGAAAATCTAGTTGATGAACTGGCTTGGCAGTATCATGTAGATTTTTATGATTATGCTGCAAGCCTTGATAAAAAGCGCGCGTTAGTACGAAAGGCAATAGACTGGCATCGGAGAAAAGGGACCCCTGTTGCAGTAGAGGAAGTGTGCGCAGCCGTTTTCAAATCAGCAAAAGTTTATGAGAATTGGGAATATGGTGGAGAGCCGTATCATTTTCAAGTAAGAATGATTTCAGAAGGTATTCCAGATAAATCAGTTTTAGATAATTTGTATAGGGCAATTAAAGAAAGTAAGAATGTGAGGAGTTGGCTTGACGCTTTAAGTTTTGACCGTCAAATAGCTGGCTCCTTATTTGTTGGAGGTGTTTATTCTTCAATGAGAAAGGTGGAGATTTTCCCATCACAGATAAAGCCACAGATTTTAAATATCAATAATTATTTTGGAGCTGCAATCTATGTACACAAAGGAGTTGAAGTAACATGCCAAACTGGGCAAATTTAATGTTGACTAAACAAGGAAAGGTGTTACAGGCAAAAGCTATTGCTGGTAGTACATTAACGATCACTAAGATGAAATTGGGTTCTGGTATTATTCCAGATGGAGTATCTCCTGAAGAGCTAACTGATTTAGTTCAACCAAAGCAGGTTTTAGGATTAACAGCAATTAGTGTTAATGGGGGATTGGCCAAAATTCAGAGTATTGTTACTAATGCTGAACTTTCAGAAGGGTATTATATTCGTGAGTGTGGTGTATTTGCAAATGATCCTGATGTTGGGGAAATAATGTATGCAATAATGACAGATACATCTCCGGATTTTCTACCTTCGGCATCGAGTTCGGTTGTGATTTCAGAAGAATTTAGTATTAATGTAGTAACGGAAAACATGGCTAATATTACGGCGATTATTGATCCTGAAGGTATAGTCACAGTGGCTAATGCAAGAAAAATTGCAGAAGATAAAGTTGCTGAACATAATGAAGCTCCAGATGCTCATCCAAATGATTTTAACTTAAAAGGGCTTACTATTGGAAAAGATAATGTTATTGCAACTAAAAAGGGAGATTTCCTAACTCTTTTGGCAGGGAAAGGAATTAATTTACTTAGCGATATTAAAAATAAGATAATCACGGTCGTTGGAAAAAGTAAGAATGCGTGGAATCCAAATGAGGAAATTATAGCCGGTGATATAAGATATACCGAAGACGGTAACGGTCCAAGTTGGGCTTATTTGTTATGTAAAACTGCAGGAACCACAGGTACCGTTGAACCAATTTTAGCAGCTAATGCTGTTGTAGGACAAGAGATAAATGACGGCAGTGTTGTATGGACGGTACAAAAAAACAGTAATGCATTAAGCTTTGCTGGAAAAGAAGCAGATCTTTTTGCATTATTAAATAGCCCTGATTTTAAGGGAACTCCTACAGCACCAACAGCAGCCAAGACGGTAAATAATACTCAAATTGCTACAACTGCTTTTGTTCATTTGCTTGCTGGAGCCGCTAATAATGGTGGCATAGTTGATTCGTTGTTAGCGCAAAATGGCTATGTAAAATTCGCAAATGGCTTAATTCTACAGTGGGGA